TGAAGATAACTTTGTGGCGGTCTAATGGCAGCTCCTCTACAAAGTCAAAGCATTAGCGCACCAGGCTTTTATGGCCTGAACACGCAAGACTCGCCATTGGATTTGGCATCTGGCTTTGCTTTGGTCGCCAATAATTGTGTGATTGACCAATATGGTCGTGTTGGTTCTCGTAAGGGCTACACAAGGGTTAACCCATCTTCGGGCAATCTAGGTGCTAATGACGTTACTGTTATTCACGAATTAGTCCAAACTGATGGCACTTTGACTGTTCTGTTCGCAGGGAATCTCAAGTTATTCAAACTTGGCACTTCTAATGCAGTGACTGAGTTGACCTATGGTGGTGGCGGTTCTGCTCCTACTTTCACAGCTAATAATTGGCATTGTGCTTCTCTAAATGGGATTACTTATTTCTTCCAATCTGGGCACGATCCACTCATCTTTGACCCTGCAGTAAGTACTACTACTTATCGCAGAGTTTCTGAAAAAACAGGATATGTTGCTACTGTTCCACAAGCCAATATCTGTATCTCAGCATTTGGTCGTTTGTGGGTAGCTAATACATCTACAGATAAAGTGACGATTACCTTCTCTGATCTGATTGCAGGTCATGTATGGGGTGGTGGTACTTCAGGAACATTGGACGTATCTCGTGTATGGCCTAATGGTGCAGATGAGATCATGGGTCTAGCGGCTCACAATGACTTCTTATTCATCTTTGGTAAACGACAGATTCTTGTTTACTCTGGTGCTACTACACCCGCTACACTTCAATTAAGCGACACAGTAGGCTCTATTGGGTGTATTGCTCGTGATTCAATTCAGAGTATTGGTACAGACGTTATCTTCTTGTCAGACTCGGGTGTTCGTTCACTGATGAGGACTATTCAAGAGAAGTCTGCTCCTTTGCGAGACTTATCTAAGAATGTTCGTTCCGACTTAATAGGCTCTTTAGCGGTAGAGACTTTGGCTAATTTGAAGTCTGTTTACTCAGAGAAGAATGCCTTTTACTTGTTGACTCTTCCAGTAACAGCACAGGTCTTCTGCTTCGATACAAAGATGCAATTGCAAGATGGTGCATCTAGGGTCACTAAGTGGGATTCAATCGCTCCTACGGCTCTCTATTCGCTTCGTAATGGTGATTTATACATTGGTAAGAGTGGATACATTGGTAAGTATGCAAGTTTCTTAGATCACACATCAACTTATCGGTTTTCTTACTTTACCAACCATGCAGATTTAGGTAATCAGAATCAGATTTCCATCTTGAAAAGAATCAAGACAATTGTGATTGGTGGCTCTGACCAGTTCGTCACGATTAAGTGGGGATTTGACTTTGCTGCCAACTATCTGTCGGGCAATGCTTACATTCCTGAACAGAAGAACTATGAATATGGTCTTGCTGAATACGGAGTAGCTGAGTATTCTGGTGGTGTGCTTATCAAGACATTAGATGTAAATGCTTCTGGTGCGGGAAAGATTGTTCAAACTGGTTACGAAACCACCATTAACGGCACACAGTTGTCAATTCAGAAGATTGAGATTCAATCTAAGAACGGGAAAATATCATGAGTAACTACACAAAAAGTACCAACTTCGCCACTAAAGACAACCTTAGTCCTGGTGATCCGTTAAAGATCGTCCGTGGTACTGAGATTGACACTGAGTTCAACAATATCTCTACTGCCATCTCTACGAAGACAGATAACTCTGCTGCGGCAATTACTGGTGGTTCTATCACTGGTATTACAGACTTAGCCATTGCTGATGGTGGTACTGGTGCTTCTACGGCTACTGCGGCTCTAAATAACCTCTTACCTAGCCAAACAGGTAATGCAACTAAGTATCTCCAGACTGATGGCGGTAACGCTTCTTGGGATGCTATTAGCCTTTCTACTTCTGACATCACAGGTACTTTGCCTGTTACGAATGGTGGTACTGGTGTAACTACCTCAACAGGTACAGGCAATGTAGTGTTGTCAAACTCGCCAACACTGGTGACTCCCGCATTAGGAACTCCTGCTTCTGGTACTTTGACAAACGCCACAGGATTGCCAATTTCTACTGGCGTGAGTGGTTTAGGTACGGGTGTGGCTACTTTCTTGGGTACGCCATCATCTGCCAATCTAGCTTCTGCCGTATCTGACGAAACAGGATCAGGTGCTTTGGTGTTTGCCAATAGCCCAACTCTAGTCACTCCTGCTTTAGGCACTCCATCAGCCTTGGTAGGCACAAACATCACAGGCACTGCTTCTGGTCTAACTGCGGGTAATGTCACTACTAACGCTAATTTAACGGGTGCAGTCACTTCTGTTGGCAACGCATCATCTTTAGGTTCATTCACTTCATCTCAACTGGCAACTGCTTTGAGTGATGAAACTGGTAGTGGTTCAGCAGTATTTGCTACATCTCCTACCCTAGTTACACCTATCCTTGGAACACCTACTAGCGCAACTTTAACAAACGCTACAGGTCTTCCTATCGCTACAGGTATATCAGGTCTAGGAACAGGTGTAGCAACCTTTCTAGCCACTCCTAGTTCAGCTAATCTACGTTCTGCCTTAACTGATGAAACAGGAACAGGCTCTGCTGTCTTTGCGACTTCTCCTACATTGGTGACACCAGTATTGGGAACTCCAACAAGCGCAACATTGACTAATGCAACTGGTTTGCCTTTGACAACTGGTGTGACAGGAACACTACCAACTGCCAACGGTGGCACAGGCCTAACATCATTCACATCAGGCGGTGTGGTTTACGCATCTAGTTCTAGTGCATTGGCTACTGGGTCTGCTTTAAGTTTTGATGGAACAAATCTGGGCATCGGTACAAGTTCGCCTGCTTACAAATTGAGCGTTGTAAAACCATCTGCTGGCATTACAGCAAGATTTACAGATGGCGATGGCATAACTGACGTTTACGGCTACGGCGTAGAAATCACACGAAGCGTTGCTTACATTAAAGGTAGTAGTGCTTTGCACCTTGGTTCTGCGGCTGGCTACTCTGCCGTTGTTCTTGACTCCTCAGGCAATCTAGGCTTGGGAGTTACTCCAAAAACTTGGAGTACTGGTAGCACTATAGAACTTGGAAGCTACTTCTTAAAACTTTCAGGTTCTGGTACTTATGGCGGTGTAGTTACCAATAATGCTTACTACAACTCTGGTTGGAAATATGCTGAAGCTAACTTTGCCAATATGTATCAAACAACGAGTGGTGAGCATCGTTGGTTAAATGCACCATCTGGCGGTGCATCAGGGAACACTATCTCCTTTACTCAGGCGATGACTCTGGATGCAAGTGGGAATTTGTTGGTTGGTACAACAACGGCAGTTGAAAAACTTACTGTAGCTGGTGGTGTAAAAATAAGCGGTCAGACAGGCAACGCAGATGTAGAGGGTGTGTTAATTGATTATCAATCATCAGCCTCCTCTGGTAGATTCTTTGCTTATAACTCTGGTGGCTCAAATATGCGTTTCTTTACGAACGCATCAGGTGGAAGCGTTACAGAACGAGCCAGAATAACGGCAGATGGCAGAGTAGGTATTGGTTCAACTGCACCTGATTCATTATTAGAAATACTAACCCCATCATCTCATACAGCTAATGTGTTAATTGCTAGAACACAAAACAGCACAACTTATACAAGTAGTGTTGCAACTCTTATTTGTGATAGGGGAACAACTAACTCTACATATAATTTGCTCAATTGCTACAACAATGGTACTGGAAATCAACTTGTAGTTAGAGATTCTGGCAATGTCCAAAACACTAATAACAGTTATGGTGCAATTTCTGATGTCAAACTAAAAGAAAACATTGTTGACGCATCACCCAAACTTGCTGACCTGATGCAAGTTAAGGTGCGTAGCTACAATTTAAAATCTGACTCAACGCACAAGCAACTTGGTGTTATTGCTCAAGAGTTGGAAACTGTGTTTCCCGCAATGGTTGAAGAAGCAATTGACCGAGATTTAGAAGGCAATGACCTCGGCACGACATCCAAGTCTGTGAAATACAGCGTATTTGTTCCAATGCTAATCAAAGCAATGCAAGAACAACAAGCAATCATTGAATCACTCAAGGCACGACTTGATGCCGCTAATCTTTAAAAGGAAATAACATGACCTTGACACAAGATGAAGCGCACAAACTGTTTGAGTACAGGGATGGGATGCTATTTTGGAAAGAACGCCCTCGGTCTGATTTCAAAACAGATTTAAAGTTTAAGCAATGGAATCCTAAACACGCAAAAACAAAAGCAGGATGTTGGACAGGACATCATGTAACAGTTGGAATTAACAATAAAAATTATCCATTAGCAAGAGTTGTATTTGTAATGCACTATGGGTATCTACCTGAAATTGTTGACCATGCTGATTGCAATCCAATGAATAATGACATTAGCAATCTTCGTGCGGCAACTAAAGCAGAAAATCAACGTAATGCGGGAATGTTTGCTCATAATACATCTGGAATTAAAGGTGTAATTTGGGATAAAAGAGCAAGAAAATGGATTGGAAGAATTAAGGTAAATGGTAAATGTAAGCATCTTGGAACTTTTAAATCAAAAGAAGATGCTGGAGAATTTGTGCAATTAGCAAGAGAAGAATTGCATGGTCAATTTGCAAATCATGGATTTATAGGAGCATTAGCATGAACATAGTCTGGACAATTAGCACTCTCGATAGAGAGACATCAAACAATTTTGTAACTTGCGCTCATTGGCAGTCAACTGCTACTGATGGTGATTACACGGCATCAATTTATAGCACCTGTTCTTGGTCTGATGGAACTCCTGTAATTCCATACGAAAACCTAACACAAGAAACAGTCCTTGGTTGGGTGTGGGCTAATGGTGTTGACAAGCAAGCCACAGAAGATGCTCTGGCGGCTAACATTGCTTTGCAAAAGAACCCTGTAACTGCTACTGGCACACCTTGGGGTCAAGCATGAAATTAGAGTTAGACGTTAACGAAGTGCAATTCATTATGAATGTGCTTGGTCAATTACCAACAAGTTCCAACGCCTATGTGCTTTGGAAAAAAATAGAAGAACAAGCAATAGCGCAAGTTCCTAAAGAAGCGGAGTAAACATCATGGCGTTCACAAGTCAACAAATTAGAGATTATTTGCTTGCAAATCCAGGCATGACTGATGCCCAGATTGTTGCGGCTATGGAGACTTTCCAAATCTCTCCTGCTCAAATGGCTAGTGCTGTTGGCTTAGATGAAGGTGCTGTTGCGGCTAGGGTGGCAGCAACAATCCCAGAAGGTATGTCAGTTACTCTTGGAGATACTCGCATTGCGCCTCAATATGAGGTTCGAGGTTCTGGAGAAGATCGGCAAGTTGGCGGTCTTGAAAATGTTTATGTTGAAAAAGTACCAACTGCAGATGTTAACTATAAGTCTCCTGTTGGTACACCAATTCAGGTTTACAGCCCTACTGGAGAGTTTGTCAACACGATAAAAACTCAAAAAGAACAATCATTTTTTGGTGGGCTAATAGATGCTTTTAAAGACCCTGTCGTTCTAGCTGCTTTAGGCGGTGCTGCTGCGGGTGGATTATTTGGCGGTGCGGGAGCATTAGGTGGTGCGGCTACTGTTGGCACTACTGGCTTAACTGCGGCTGAGTTGGCTGCTTATGATCTTGCATTAGGCGGTGCTGGCGGTACTGCGGGTGCTACAAGCCTTGCGGGTGCTTTGACTACTGGTGCGACTGTACCTACATTAACCAACTTAACAGGCGGTAGCGGTGTATTAACTGGTGCGGCAGGTGGTATTACTGCTGAATCTGTGGCGGCTAAATTAGCGGCAGATGCGGCTACACAAGCAG